TCGCCATCCACAGGGGAACAGCAAAGAGCCCTTATCCAAAAAGACGTTACAGAACTATGCCAGCTACTGCAAGCAGTTTACGAATTTTTGCCGAAAATCAAAATGGACAACGCTTGAGCTTGAAGAGTTACAGATTCCGGCAGCATCCAGAAAAAAAGGAAAGAACGTTTTGACAGTTGAAGCGCTGAACACGCTGCTAAAAGTAGATACGACCATAATGCGCGGAAAATCTGTGCATGATGAATACATAAATTATTATAGGTTTCAGGTGCTAACAGGCATGCGCCCCGGTGAAATGCGGGGGCTGCGATGGGAAGACGTTGACGGGAATCTGTGCAGACTGAAGCAGGCAATCAATGCGCACGGTCAAATCACGCAGGGAAAAAACGAAAACGCATTGCGCACGGTAGTGCTATCCAGACGCGCAGTGGACGTGCTGGAAGCTCAGAAAGCCGTGACTGGAAAGCAGGAGTACATCTTCCCCATGGCATCCATGCACACCTACTACCACCGCTGGCAGCGCTATCAGCGCTCTAATGACATGCCGGAGCTGAGTCTTTACGAACTGCGCCACACGTTTGTGAGTATCGCAAAGGAGTTGCCGACTGGCGAATTAAAGCAGCTAGTCGGGCATAGCGAGGATATGGACACATACGGCACATACTCTCACTACATCGCTGGAGATGACGAACGGACAGCCCAAAACTTACAAGAAATCTTTGATAGATTGGTGGACTAAAAAGTACACACTAAAAGTACACACTTTTTTTCTTAAATGTATGAAATAATAAAAAAGTATGTGATAAAACAAAATAATATAGCAATATACCGCTATATTTTTAATCACTAAAAGCATTGTGTATAGTTCGAGTCCTGTCACCTCGACCACAACAAATGCCGTAGATTCGTTTAAATCTACGGCATTTTCCTTTTCAAGTACACGTTTTAGTACACACTTACCTATTTTCTCTGCAAACTGTGTACCAAATCATTATACACATCCGGACGTGCTTCTTTCAGCGCATCCATAAACTCATCCAGCACACGCCACACTCGCCCGGTATCGGCCTTTTTTACAATCTCCAAAAATTCACTCATCCTGTAAACGCTCCAATTTCCGCATTACGCCATTATAAACTTTAGGATTTGCTACATACAAGGCCGACATAAGCTCATCCAGCACGTTCAGCGCTGCTGTGATGTCTACGTTTGACACAGCCCGCAAAAAGTCACTGCCACCAACAGCAGCCCTTGTAGGCGGCTCTGCCGCTTCGTAGTAGCGCACAGGCTCTTGCAGTTCTGCTTCCTGCGGAGAATGGGACGCATCTGCAAGACGCTGATTTTTCACAACATACAGCGCTGCCAAATTTTTAACTCTGGTCATGGTGAGTTCGCTGTTTTCGATTTCGGCTATAGCGCCGTCAATCTCTCGCACGTCAACCATAGCCCTTACACCTCACTTTAACCGTTTCGCATCGTGTCAATGCAGCGCTGGATGACTTCCCTGTCTTTGCTGTCAGCTCCGCGCATAATATCTTCCATGCGGGAAATCAGAGAATCGCGCCCATCGTCCATGCTGTAATGGCCACGCACATAATGGGAACCACGCCGCGCATAGCTGCTGCCGCGTCCATAATTGCCGCGCATATTAGCGCTCCAATCACCATCCCGGCTGTAATCTTCATCGCGGCTGTAGCCACCTTCTTCCAGCATGGTGATTTTGTCGATGTTCTTGATGGTGTCGGTCAGCTTGTGCACAGTTTCCAAGTCACCAGCAGACATTTCGCCTTTTTTGCCGATTTCGTCAAGCTCATCGCACAGCATATCCTTCAGATCATACAGGGTTTTCATACTCATTTTCATTCTCCTTTCAGCCGACGCGCTCGGCAATGAGATTCGAGTTTGCAAAAAGCACCGCCTGTGCACTCGTGTTCTTTGCGGCAACCGTCACGCAGCAACCGCGCGGAACGTCCACAAACGCCGCCACAAACACGTTAAAGTAATTCTCCACTGCTGCGGGCGTAACAGTTGCAGTGGCGCTTACAAGCGGTTCTCCGTTGATTGTAAGCGCGGAAGTAATTGCACCGACTGTGCCGCCTGTGGGAATCGCAATGTTCGCGCCAAAACTCACCTTATAACGCGCCTTGCACTGGTTCGTGATGCCGCGCAGTGTAACGATGCCAGCGCCCTCACGATGCACAATGCAGCTTTTTCCGCAAACTGCCGTTTCGGTAAGCGGCACATTCTGCCCTGCGGCAACGTTCACGATACTGGAATTCGTAAATTCAGCCATAAAATCATTCCTTTCAAAAAAAGATAGTGGCGGGACGATTGCCCCGCCACATTTTGCACTATCGGCACGGGGCCGAACATGTCAGATGTTCCGACAAGTTGCCGTATTCGTTTTTAGCATCCGCAGCCGTTGCAGCCGCCGCAATTCCCGTACTGATACGGTGCAGGAACGGGGAAAGCCGGAACAGGGCGGGGGTTGTAGTAAGCGAGCTGCCCGCTCATATAGGCTTTCAGCGTTTCATTCTGCGCAGCCTGACTTGCGGCAAGCTGTGCGGCAAAAAGCTGCTGGTTCTGCTCGGCAATCTTGGCATCTTTAGCCTCAATGCGCTGCGCCGTCAGTGCGTCAAGCACAGCGCGTGCGTTCGCGTTCTGGTTTTCAATGATGTCCCGAGTGCCGTTCTGAATGGTCTGGCGCGTGTCGCAAGCCTGCGTAGCAAGGTTGTAGTTAACGCCCTGAATAGCCTCGCGGGTCTCGCAGCAGCAATTCGCCTGCTGCATCTGCATGGCATTCAGCTGCTGCATAAATGCCGCCTGCTGATTGGCGCGGCTGATTTCGGCGCTCATAAAGCCCTGCTGCATAGCGTTCTGCACACCGTTGACAAGCTGTGCCTGAGCATAGAAGCCGTCACACAGGCCGTTGTTCACGACGTCGATTTTGCGCTCGATGTTGGCAAAATCACTGGTGAGGATGTATCCATCAACTGCGCCGGTGCTGCCGTTGCCGCCAAAGCCGTTGTTGCCCCAGTTGCCGCCCCAGCCGCAGAAAACGAAGAGGAAGAGAATAATAATCCACCACGCACCATCGCCGCCAAAGCCCCAGCCGTTGCCATTGCCCGTATTTGCGGGCTGAACAGGCATTGTCATAACAGTGCCGTCCGAAGAAAGACTCATGTTTAACTCCTTTCAAAAGTTGAATGTATTGTTCACCGTGCGCACGGTTTGAACCTATTGTAAAAAGCTCTGAAACTGCTGCGCCATCGCTTGCAGCTGGTTTAGCTGCTGCTGGCTCATCTTGCCGGATTGCAGCAGCTTTTCCACCTCTTGTTTGGGGTCGCCCTGAAAATTTGCCCGGAACTGCTGAAACTGCTGCATCATCTGTTGAAACTGCCCCATCGGGCCGGGCATACGCCCGCCACCTAAAACGTTAAACAGTGGATTTGGCATTTTCGCTCTCCTTCTTCTTTGTCAGCGGTTTATCTGCCTCCAGCGCGTCAAAGCGGGCCGCCAGCGCGTCAAACTCTGCACGGGTGACAAACTCTCCGGCTTGTGTTTGCACGGTCTGTGTGGGCTGTTTCTGTGCCGCTGTGCGCTCTGCATAATCGAAGATGCGCAACGGCTGCGGCATCCCGCTTGCGTCCACTGTTTTGATATAGAACGAGCTTTTCTCGCTATCCATCAAAAGTACGCTGTTTCCTGGCGCACAAAGATAACTTTTTGCCGCTTCTTCTCCTTGCACCCAAATAATAGGAGCAGTTTGCTGTGCAGTCTGTTGCTGCTGCGGATACGCTGCCTGTCGAAGCTGTGCAAGCTGGTCAGGCATTGCAGTGGGCTGCCCCATCGGGTAATATCCCGGTGCAAATCCGGGCTGATACGGTACGCCAAACGCCATAGTCAATCATCCTTTCTGCCAGTAGTACAGCGGCACTTCATCTCCGCTGTCCCATGTATCCAGCCAATCCCCATTCTGCACGCACACAACATGCGTAGCCATTGCCAAAATATACGTGCCGTCCGAGTGGTCTTTTGCAAACTGCGCCACTGTGTAACAATCCGGGCAGCTGTTCGGCAACGTGTAGCGCTTCCAACCACATCGTCGCAGATAACTGCCCCAGACATAGTTTGCAGACGGCATATCATGCAGTTCAAATCCTGCCAGAACCAGCGCCGCATATACAGCCGCCCACGATTGATGCGTTGCGGCTGCAATGGCTCTGACGGTACAATCGCCGACGCGCTTTTCTTCCGGGTTTAGGTTGATTTGCTTGTATGCCATCCGAACCGCTCCTTTTATCTAAATTGTACAAAAAAAGACGGCACAACGTAGGCCAGTAAAGTGCCAACATTGTGCCGTCTTTGGGACAAAATAAAAAAGGCGCGGCCACAAAAGCAGCCGCTCCCTTTAAATCAGCCTATTTTGTTTTTGATGCTGTGTACGCGCCGTTTTACCGTGCGCTCGCTACAATTCAGTTCTGCCGCAATATCAGCATTGCGCCAGCCGCGCCGCCGAAGCTGCAAAACATCCGTTTCTTCATCGGTCAGCAAACCGCCGACAAAATCAAACTTTGGCATGATTACTCATCCTTCTTGTTCTTGCTTTCGGTCTGTGTGCCAAAATAAAAGGCCACAACCATTGTCACAATGGTCATGACCGTGTCCGGCTGTAATTTCTCCCGCAGCGCCAATGCCGCAAACACTGCAACGACAACCAGCGTCACAATGGTTTTGACCTTGATAAGCGCGGCAATGTTCTTGATAAAATCACCCATAGAGCTGTACCTCACTTTCCGTCCAAATCGTGCAAACGCTGCTCATGCCGTTGCAGCGTTTCATCTTGCTCTTCGTTGTGCTCCCACAACCGTTTATGGCTCGCACTGTTGCTCTTGTCGTTTTCCTGCACTTGCTTGGCCACGCTGTCAAGCAGCGCTTTCAGCTGCGTGATACTGGTATTCAACTTCAACAGCGGCGTCGTGACCGTCATAATCAGTCCAGCAAGTACAACAATGTCCTTGACAATATCCCAATCCGTCATTCTTCACTTCCGTTCTGGGCGTCAGACCCACTCGCTCTTGTACAGCCCGGCATCCGTCAGGCCGCGTTCCTTGCACAGCAAGAAAATTGCGTCTGCGTCCCCCTGCGTCACCGGCCCTACCGTGATGACCTGCAGCTTGTTTGCAGGCTTGTCCGCTGCGGGCAGGGCCTTGACCAGATGATTCAAATCAACCACGCCAGTGATGCCCGGCACGCCGCCCTTTGCGGCCTGGCTGTACTGGTGGATGTATCGCGGAAGGCTTGTGTCGTAGTTGGCGCGGGTGTCGGCCAGCCAGCCGATGTAATCTTCACACAGGTAGGCGTAGTCAATGTTCGCGCTTGCAAAGGCCGTGAAGGTGTAGATGCCTGCCGCGAATCCGTGCATCTTGGCCTTTTCGCAAAATGCCATTGCGATTGCCGTGCGCTGGCCTTTCGTCAGGTTGTCGGCGCGGCCATCGTGCGTCTCGTGGCTCCACTCGGCATCGAAAAACAGCGGGTATCCAGACGGTGCAAGGCTTGCGCAGAAGTCTGCCTCCTCGCGGGCTTCGTCCACCGTGATGGCCTGCGAGAAGAAGTAAAAGCCGAACAGCTTTCCGCTTGTTTTCGCCCCCGCAAGGTTGGCATCGTACTGCTCATCCTTCATCAGCTTTCCGCTGCCGTAGCCGCGATACCCAATGCGAACAATGGCACGGAAGGGGACCTTTGCCCAGTCGATGATTCCCTGATGGAGGGACACATCAATCAGCACTTCCTTGCCGCTGGGCCGTGCAGCGTCTGCGGGTTTTTCTACAGCGTGCTCTCCGGCGCGGTATGTAAACACCTGCCCGCTTGCCGTGGTGAAGTCGTTGTCCAGCCACACTAGCGGATTCGTGCGGCTGCCGTTCAGAATGACTTCAAAATGCAGATGCGCGCCAAACACATTGCCGGTAGTGCCGCTATAGCCGATGAGGTCGCCCTCTTTGACTTGCTGTCCAAGCTTGACGCAATATCTGCTCAGGTGTGCGTATCGGGTCTGCAGCACGCCGCCTTTGTAGGGCGCGTGCTTGATGCGCACCATGTTGCCATAGCTCTGCATCCCGGTTTTGGTATGGCCGTCCCAGTTCTGCACCTGGTCAACTGTGCCGCCCTCTGCCGCGTAGACCGGCTGCGTGCTGGTATTGCCGATCTGGGTGCGCATGTCGATGGCCCGGTGCATACTGCCGTCGTTGTAAAACCATCCTTGTGTGATGATGTGCTGGGCCAGAGGCCACGCCAGCAACACCTCACCGTTTGAGAGTCTCATTGATTTTCCTCCTCGTACAGCGGATTTTGAACCTGCTCATTCGTTGCGTTGCCGTCCTGCACCGTTTCAGCGTCCAGCGCATCGTAGTATTCCTGTGCCAGCGCCTCCACTTCTGCAATGTCTGCCTCATCCAGCAGGCCGTTGTCAAGGTGCGTGTACGCTTTATCGAGCCAAAACGCAACATCACGTCCTGCTGCAATCTCTCGCTTGATACTGCGCAGGGTTAAATCGTGCCGCGCTTTACTCTTGATAGCCATGGTGATTTCTCCTTTCATGTTTGCGATGCTACTGCATCTTCCAAATCGGTGATTCGCTTAATGGGGTCTGCGCGTCCAGTGACCTCCACGGCATCCGCATCGGTCAGCACGGTGTTCACTCCTGCAAGTGCGGGGATGGGCTGTGCGCCGGTGGCCGTAAAGGGGATGGGCTCTGCCAGCTTGTAGCAGACTTGCACAGGTGTCCCTGCGGCGCGCTGGGCGGCAAGGTAGGCTTTTAACGAAGCAACTTCATGTCCAGCTGATATATCGGGCAGCAAGCTAGTCGGCACGCTGAACATAAAATAGCGCGACGATCCGACTGTCGAAAAGCTAATTCCAACAGTCTGCCCACCCCACGCACCTTTGTTCGGAATCGCTAAATGGCTACAAATGCCTTTTACGTTTATGCTATCATAATCGTTGATGCTGGTTGTATAAAATCCTGTAACAGCATTGTTGTAAGCATTGATTCCCCATGTGCGCCATGATTCTGTGCCATTCAGAATTACGAACTTCCACGTCTCCTGCCCCTCACCGCTCACCGTGTCCACCTCACCGCCATAAACGGTTTCGGGCAGGGTCAGGGTGTTGGTCTGCCCGTTGTATGGTGTGTAGGTGGTGGGGGCGGCGGTGCCAGGAACAATGTACGGATATACTGTCTTGTCAATCGTTGCGTCGGCATTCACAGAACAGTACCAATACTCAGGTACATCACCAGCCAAAATCTCAAAAATGCCTTTGGTGTTTAGCCACACTTTTCTCCCGTTTCTCTGCACCACAATACTAACGGTAGTTTCTGCACCCACATCTAGCCCGTAGTATTTTCCAGACGGTAAAAGCAAAATCGGAAACGTTTTGCTATCCACACTAGCCGTTGCTGTGCCAGATATATGAATACCGCCATCCGGTACATACTCATATGTGATGCCGTTTTTTGCGAATTTATTAAATGGGTTTATTCTCAGCAAATTTTCCCCGCACCGTTCAATCCTCACGCTGTCCCTGCCCTTGATGGGACGGATGTTTTCGGGGCTTGGTGTTCCGCTGCCTTCCTGCACCGGCTCCCAGCTGGCCTTTACACCCAGCGGATAACCCGCCACAGGGTAACACACAACAGGATTTCCACTTTCTTCCAGCGGTGGGCAGAGCATATTAATGATGTGCTTGCTGCTCCACGGCGCGTCCTCGCTCACCGCCGCATCATCAATCTGTACGCCGTCCTTTCCGGCAGGCCCCTCCGGGCCAACCTCTCCCTGCGGCCCCTGCTCACCGCGCTCACCCTGCGGGCCAGTATCACCCTTGGGGCCAACCGGGCCAGTTTCGCCAACAGGCCCCTGCGCGCCGGTATCGCCCTTCTCGCCTTGTACACCCTGAACGCCCTGCTCACCTTGGGGGCCGCGCTCTCCGGTGTCGCCCTTCTCGCCCTGGATACCCTGCGCGCCTTGCGGCCCAACAGGCCCCTGCGGGCCGACTGGGCCGATAAACTTCCCGTTGTCGGCGTCCTCCCTCACGCTGTTGGCGACGTTCTCCGCGTTCGTGGCGCGCTGATCGGCGTCCTTTGCCGCGTCCCGGGCATCCTGCACCGCCTGCAGCACCTGAGCCGCCAGCTCGGGCGTCGGCTCTGCATCCGCGCCGCCGTATACGCCCGCTTGTTCAATGATCAGATACTCCACGTTACAACTCGCCCGCTGCACGCCGGAGGCCAGCCCGGCCAGCACAAGCACGCCATCCTTGGCCTCCTTCGTCACCTCGGGCGGCACGTCCATGGCATCCCCATCCAGCAGGGCCACGCGCAGCGGCTCTTCCCGCCCGGGGATGTGCCACGTTGCGGTGAGATTCAGCCCGTCCCACCCGGCCCCGCGCTCAATCTTGATACTCTCCGTGCCATAGCTGGAATTAGTCCCCAGCACCAGCTTTCGCGGGGTGGGGGAGTAGTTGTCAAGTCTCAAAGTATGTACCATGCTCTACCTCCTTAACAGTACAACAGTTTCTCGGCGTCGATTACGATTGGTTCTCTGCCATGCTTTAGTCCTCATCTCATACGGTAACAATAAACTCCGGGGCCTAATGTATAAACAACACCTGGATCATGATCCGTGTTGTGAAAAATGTCACGTAGGTAGGTTAGTGGTGTTATCTGTGCCGTGCCGTTTCCGGCATAGGCTCCAATATTCAGCATATTGGCATTGCAGACATTTGTAACTGCATGAACATTTCCAGCGCCGCTATAATGCGCCAGAAATCCGGGCTCCGGTATGCCTTGTGCAACCACTGTTGCCGCGTACTCCGGAATAGGGTTTCCATAGCCGCTCTGATACTGTATGACCAGATATAAATATTTGTCTTTTGTCCATGTTGCCGCCTTTACGCGGCCTTCGCCGTTGTGGTATCCTGCGGGGACTGCGTAAGAACTTCCCGGGTTTATGGTTGTGTCCACTGCGCCCCGGTTCGGCATAGTCCCTTCTTTAAGCGTCTTATCCGCAGCATAAAATCTTTTGCCTGCCAGCACATTGCCCTCGGTGGCGGTGGCCTGTGCCAGCTTCGCATTGGATAATCCACCGCCGCCGTTAAAATCCAGTCGGCTCCCGTCAAAGGTAAACAGCACCCACCGCCCGGCAACAACGCTGTCACCGTCCGCCGCATCCGCGCCGCAATACGCAGGCACGGCCACACCGTTGACTGTCCACGTATCGCCCGCACTCCACGCGGCGGGGACTTTAAACCGCCCCACCGCGCCTTCTCCCGTCAGCGCATACACGCTGCCGCTCTTGCTGCACTCATATTCCTGCACGCAGACATTTAACCCGCCACCAGACGGGTCATACTGTGCCTTGGTCATCATTGCTGTGCCACCGTGCAGTTGAGCCAGCTCGGTCTTTACCTTTTCAAGCAATGCGGAAAACTGCGCCTGAATGGTAGTAGTATCAACGCTAACCCAGTCCGTAACAAGCCCACACACATCGGGGTCAAGCCGTTCGTCCGTGATGCTATCCGCAGAAATGCTGCTTACAGCTGCTGCAACGTAAATACGCGCAAGAGAAATTTGCCGTTTCAAAGTGTTGTTTGTAAGTTCCGGGGCGGTAGGTGCATTATTCGGCGTTCCTTTTAGCACTTCAATACGCGGCTTTTCCGCATAATCCACCGTGTCCCAGCTAACAACAATCCTGTCAATACGTGGCAAAATGGCATCTGGCAACGGGATTGTCAGATGCAACTCGCTTCCAGTCTGTTCTTTTGTATCATTCCAAAAAACTGTGCCGTCCGCTTTGTCGTTCGCCAGCCAGCCCACGCCATCTGAAACGCTTACCGTCATATCGCCGTTTGCGGTAACACTTAAATTGCCATCTGCGCCAAAAACGCCGCTGGAACGCCCATGCAGCCATTTCATCACGTTTTCGGCTCCGATATATTCATCTACGTTATTCGGAAAGTTTTTGATTTCTGCCACTTTATCACCTCAAAACTGTTAAAATCGGGTCGCCAATAACAAGCTTGACGCTTGATCCGTTTGCATCCTGTGAATACTTTGCTGCCGTGATTCTTGCCTTGTACTTTACACCCAGCCGCAAAGAAACGCACCAAACCAAATCGCCAACATTGTATGCCGTGCCAAGCTCGTCACCGTCAGCGTCAATCGAAAATCCGTTGCGGTTCAAATGACTGCCTAGCTGTAACGCCGCATACTGCTTAACGCGCGTCTGAAACGCAGAGTTTGTCTCTCCATCCTGCTGGCTATCTCCGCTGAAGCTCGCCCACAGTTCGCGCCGTTCTGAATCGCTGGCCGTGCCAGCCTGCACTACAAATTTTGTACCGTCTTTGTACTGCGCTTCACAGTAGCACACATTTTTGTATTCAGAAATGTCCTTGTCAACTATCAGCCCGGGCGCTGTTCCGCGTTCCTGCACAAACAGGACCGCGTCTAATCCCTCTGTACGGTCAACGCCCTTATACAATTCAAACGTTTCTGTTTTGGTTCTGTAGTCCAAAACCATCCGGCTTCCAAGTCCTGCGTCTGTCAAAATCGGCTGTATGCAGTTTAACAGTTCATCCCCGTACACCTCTGTTGCTGTCACGGTTTCTGTCAAGCCTTTTTTCTCTGCCAGCAGTACAGGCAGCCCGCGCAGGTTGTCAGTAATAACGCTGTATACATCCGTTTCCACGTTGGCAATACTGGCAGTTGCCGCAATAACACGCCGGTTCAGCTTATTGTTCAGACTGTACCCGTTCAACGTGATTTCGCTATTATCACAATCGAACTGTATTTCTTCCACCGTATACGCAAGTCTTCGCTCTACAATGTACAAAACAGCATCCAGCTCCACTATCCCGATGTTGTAACCATCCATCGGCAAAACTACCGTAAATTTTCCCACATCGTTATAGTAGTCGCTGAACTCGCTGCTGATGGCGTGGGTAATTTCGTGTCGGTTGTTAAGGTCATGGGAGAACAGCTCTAATCTCATATTACCGTTACACCCGCACTTTCTTCCGCAAACGAAACGCTCATTTCAACGTTTTCAAGCCCACTGTCCGCAGTAGGCTTCCACGCATTATCGCCCGTATGAATTCTGTACAGTGTGCTTTCAAGCGTAAGTGCGCCCCGGCAGTCACCGTCCTTAGAACTTGTCACCGTTGTCTTTCCGTGCGATGTCTTGATAACGACACTCTCATCTTCCACAAGCGTTTTTTCCAGCCGCAGCACTTCACCTGTCAGCATGTTTTCAATGCCTACGTTTGTTGCCGTCTCGCCAATGCAATTGATTTCCAGCATAAACGGCACATCAAACTGCCCAAAATTCTGCAAAACAATGTATTTCAGCACAATGACTTTGCCGAAATAATACGTTTTGCTGATATTCCATGGGAATTTAAAACCTTTTTGCACGCCGCGCAGCTGCATTGCCTTTCGTTCGCCGCTTTCCCAATACGGGTAGGGGGCAAGCAGGCCAAGTTGAAACGGCGCACCGCGTTTTGATGCGCCAATGGTAGGCGATGCCGTTACAATAACGTCTATGTGCCAGTCTCCGGCATATAACACCCCGGTCAGGTCGGGCCGTACAACGGTCATAAGCGCGTCTTTCAGCGCTTGCGCATTGTCGCCGATAACTTTTCCGTTGATGGTAATAGGCCGCGTCTGAATGGTCTTAGATTGTACAGTAGCGCCTACTTGACCGATACCCTGCGCCGTATTGGCAGTGACCGAAATTGTATCAATGCCATCCGGCTTGCTGATAAGATAACCATGCGCGTAGTCAAACACGATAGACTGCCCCAGCGAATTGACGTACTTGAAAGTCTTGCTTAAAAAACTCATAACGCCCACCTCGCCCGTTGGAAATACGCCGCTGTGCTTGCTGCCAGTTCAACCGGTGTCTGCTTTGCTGCGTAAATATTTTGCGTCAGGGTAAAACCGTTGCCGCTGCCCTTACCGCGTCTGTAACTGTCCGCTTCATCGGCAGTCAGAACCATCTCGCCGCGATGCAGGGCGGCAACATAGTTGTTATACGGGACATAATCAAGGCCGCCTGCACGGCCACCGGTTGTGCCACTACTGTTGACATCCACATTAACAGAGCGGTTCCCAAACAGGCTGTCCCACAAACCATTGAACCAGCTGACAAGGCCGTCCCAAGCTGCCGAGATGCCGTCAATAATGCCATCAATGACCGCGTTGCCCATCTGCATTGCGCCTTCTACAATGTCAGGCAAATGCTCTATAAAGTAAGTCAGCAGGGTCTCCACGATAGATGCAGCGGCAAGCATAATGTCCGGCAAGTGTTCCGAAACGCCCTCTACAAACGCAATCAGCATTTGTCCGGCAGTGTCAAGCATCTGCGGCAAGTTCTCATTCAGCTTTGAAACCAGCGTCAAGATGATTTGCAAGGCAGATTGTGCAACGGTTGGCAGCATCTGATAGATGCCGTTTCCCAGCACAGTTATAATCTGAATTGCCGAATCAATAAGTTGCGCCGCGTTTGCGCTGATTCCCGTAACAAGCGTCTGCACGATGTTCACGGCAGATTGTGCCAGCTGCGGCAGAACGGTTTCAATCAAGCTTGGCAGCTCTGCCATGATGGGAGGGACAAGGCTCTCTATCAGCTTAGCAGCACCGTTCAGGGCGACTTCTATGCGGGGGATGATGTTACTTGCCGCTGTAGTTGCGCTATCCACAAAGTTGCTGATAAGTTGCCCAAAATTGGCATTATCATCGGCAATTCCAGTTACAAGGTTTGACCATGCGGATTTTGTAGCATTTACACTCCCCTGAATCGTTGTTGATGCTTCTTTAGAGGTCGTACCAGTAATGCCCATTGCGTTTTGAACATCATGAATCGCGCTTACAACGTCCGCATAGCTGTTAATGGTGTAATTGGTATAGTTTCCCTGCGCGGCGTTCAGCTTGTTTGCGTCATCAAGTAGACGCTGCATTTCGGTTTTTGTGCCGCCATAGCCGAGCTTCAAGTTATCAAGCATAGTATAATTTTGCTTGGCAAAACCGTTATACGCATCTTGGATAGAAGACATCGCCGTGCCCATTTTATTTGAGTTGTCTGACATATCCGAAATGGCAGTGTTCGCAAGCTCTGCCGCTTGTTCCGTATCGCCGCCCAGACTAGACACAAGCGAAGCTGCAAAGGTTGTTGCTGTGTTCATGTACTCGTTTGCAGAAAGTCCAGCCGTTTTATACGCGTCGGCTGCATACTGCTGAACTTTATCGGCGCTGGTTTTATATAGCGTCTCCACGCCACCTACAAGCTGTTCATAGTCTGCATAACTGTTTACAGCAAGCGTTGTAAGCGCCGATACTGCCGCCGCGCCCGCTGTGGTAGCGGCAACGGATACTTTCGCAACGTTTGTAGCAACGTTAAAGATGCCTTTTCCAACTGTTGAAGCGGCTGAACCAACCTTTCCGAACAGTCCCGTTAATCCGCTTGCGCTGCTTTTCGCTTTTTTCAAGCCTTTCTCGTATTCGCTGGAATCTAGCGAGATTTTTGCAAAAAGGTCAAATACGTCCACTTACTCGCTCACCTCCTGACGTTCTTTTGTTTTCAACCCATGCCGCGCCGCAAAGTCTTTGAAATCTGCCTGCACCTGTTCTGGTGTCCGCGTATCCACTTTGGGCGGGTGGATAATGTCAATATATCTCGCTGGCCTGTCCTTTACGCAGGTCACAGCTACCACAAGGCTCCACGCACTATCAGTCATGTACACCTTGTACAGCTGTTCCTCAAAATCAGCTTTTAAAGCGTAAGGCAGCGCCGACACAAGCGCCTTTGCGCTCAGTTTCGGCATTTTCAGCAGTACAGGGATTACTTGTTCTGCCCGCCACCGAGATACGATTTGAAAAAATCAACAAACCCCTTATCGTTCAACAGGTCGGCAACCTGCTTGCAGGTTATAAGGAAATTCTGCTTGCCGATTTCTTCCACCGTCAGGCCGTTGAACGGAGCAAGAATTGCGTACACATCCTCGCGGTGCTGCTTCAACGCAATGTTCAGCAGCTTAACAATTTTCGCAAGGCCAAAACGCTGCATTGCAATACGGGTCGTTTCGCCCTTCGGCATCGCTTTCTGCATCTCTTTCACAAGCGATTCATCATCGATCAGGTTTGTGATGGGCTGCGCGATTTGCAAAACAACTTCCAGCGCTTCGTCAGTGCTAAGTTCAGAAAAAATCCGCATTATGCTTCATCATCTCCGGCCTTGATATACACCTCGCACGGCACAGTGTCCTGCGCGGTAATGGAGTAGTGCGCCGTGTATTCAAAGCTCATCTGGCCTTTTTCCTTGTCGCCCGTCTGCAAGCTGAAACCGCCTGTAGACAGCGTATTCAGCATGTGAATGGCGCAGAAACCGCCATTCGTAGTGCCGTGCTTGTCTGAATAGTCGCACAGTAGCCACAAATCGGTAAAGTCGCTGTCCTTCAGGTCGTTGCGCGGCGTGATTTTTGAAACCTTGGAAGTGGTTGTTTCCTCTGCTGCGCCAAGCATACTTTTTACATTAGTAGGAGATGCCGAAACATAAGTGCCACTGCACTTGACTTCCCAAGATTCAATCTGCTTCAGCTCTTTCATGTTCTTGGGACAGTTGTCGATGTCCTCGCCGAAGTCGGTAAAGCTTGGCACAGCCGTAAAGTTGATGCCGCCAGTCGTGGCGCCCAGCAGCGCACTTTCTTCCGGCGCAGTACCGGCAGCCGGGTCAAACGTAGTTGCAAGATAACCCGCGTTCAAGACCAGTTCCTTAAACGCAGATTCAGGAATACGAGTAAATTTCATGCTTTCACCTCAATTTAGGCATAAAAATTCGGCGGTCACGTTGATGTACCGCCGTTTTAAGTTTTTGTCTGTGTCATCTGCCAGCGATTGGCAGAACGGTGATCCGCGTTTTAACCAAATCAAGCCGCCATCTACCGGCAGCGTCACGCCGCCAATGCCCAGCGCGTCAGAAAGCTCAAGCGCCTTTGCATTGGGCACTGCTTCGCTCGTGGTATGGAACCACATGTTGACCGTCAGCGATACCGCCCCGCCGCCCCATGCGTCAAACACGGCATCATATGTCAGGTATGGGAGCACCGCGTCTTTCGGCACGGCGTTGCTGGGGTATGCGGTCATAAATTGCCCGAAAAACTGCTGTAATGCAGCGCCCTTTGTCATGTAGGCAATCCCTCCCGCAATCGTTCAGCCGTAAAACTTTTTAGGCCGTTCAGCATAGTGGAAGCGCTTGCCGGGGCTTGCTTTTCTTCCGGGCGGCTCGTGACCCGGAAATATGACCCGGTCGTCACGTCCTTGTACACGCTGCCGTACTCGATGGGCACATCTTTCCGCACAATGCCTGTATATACGCTGGTCACGCCCTGCGCTTCGGCCTGCCGTGCTTCAAGGCTGCTGTCCAGTGCAACGTAATTCGCAAACTCGGCGCCCTCTCTCCACTCGGTAGCATAGCCGCCTTCTCCGTCAGGCTTTGTCAGCTTGTCCATGATGATGCAGCTATGCGAAAAATCATCTAAAAGGCTCATAGCTTTCTCCATTTGTTCAGCCGAGAAGCAAACACGCCCTGCCAGCCCGTCACAGAGCCGCCAGAATTGCCGTTTGCGCTCGATTTGGTGTAACTGTACCCGGCAAAGCTCTCGCTTTGAAATGGGCTATTTGCGGCGTTCTCGTACTGCGTGCGCCACGCCTTGATTTCTTCTTCAAGGCGCAGAAATTCGGCAGGCACGGCCATGGCCCAGACAGCGCCATCAAACGTTTCATCTCTTAGCGAGCAGTTGCCGTATTGATACACCCCATCGTTCAGAACGCTTCCCACAATGCGGAAATACTGTCCGGCACGCAAAAAAGGGAGCGCAATGCTCCCGCCCTTGATGCTGAACTCGCCCAGATGGACGCCATTATGTGTGACAAACCAGTTCCGGCACTCCCTCATCAATTCTTCAAGCATTGCACTCCCTCTTTTTTACTGTTCTACCTTGACAGTTTTTGCGCTCCGGGTTTCTGCGGGCGTAATGGTGGCAACGGCGATGCCGTCAAGGTATTCGGCCCACAGCTTCATGCCCATAAGAGCGTACATATCGCCAGTTGCGCGGCTGTAGTCGCCGTCAACATGCACACCAATCAGGTTGGTTTCGCCCTCGACGGTATAGTTCAGGCCCAGCTTGGCGAAATCGCTGTCTGCGGGGTCGATGTAGTACAGGTCGATGTTCTCAACAGGGACGGCAATAACCTTGTTGCGGGCGATGTACTTTGCGGGCAGCAGGAACAGGGTGGAATAACCCATGAAATTCTGGACATAGGTCAGGCCGAATGCGGTCTGCGTGGTGATTTCCTTGTCGCCCAGATAGCCGTAGAAGTCCAGAATGTTGGCAAAGCCGACAACCTCGGTAACATCACGATCCATGCTGGCGAACTTGTCCAGCACGTTGCCCTTTGCCAGAGCAAGACCCTGCTGCCAAGTGGTAGCAGCTACAGCCAGAGAGCCAGTGTTCAGGAAGGTGTAGAAGTCTCCCAGAACCTTGTTCTGCAGGGCGACAAGGAACGCCTCGTCGGTCTTTTCAACGGCAACGTCTGCGCCGTACTTGGCGACAGCCTCAACGGACACGCTCTTAGCATACTTGGCAATCTCAATGTCGCCGTAGGTTTTGGGCGCGACCTTCATCTTGGTCAGCGGAATCTCATCGCCCTCGGCAACGGACGTACCGCCAGCCAGAGTGCCGTCAACAGCGGCCTCATAGGAGACTAGCTTTGTGCCGGGGGCCTTGCGGATGGGGCGCATAATGCCCATGATGGTGCGCAGCGCGTCCCAGTTCTTGCCAAAGCGGGTGACAAAGTCAACCTCGCGGGCGTTGACAGTAATCTGGGCAGCGGTAGTCAGGTTAGTTTTTGCAGCCATATTTTGGCTCCTTTCTGTTAATCGTCAGATTCGTTTTGCATGAGGTTCACAAGCGCCGCCTGCCGCTCGGAGGTGGACAGTACATAACGGCCCTTGTCGTCCGTCTTGTAGATGTCCTCCCGCGTCAGGGCTTTTCCTCCGTTGTTTGCAGGGGGAGTAGACGTTTCTGCGCCTTTGGTGCTGCTCTTGGTGATGTACTCGCCATAATCGCTCTTTAGGCTCTTTTCAAGCGCAGCAGAGTCTTTGATAGCGCCCTTGTCATCCAATTCCAGTTTGTCAAGCAGCCCGTCTCCCTTTGCAAGGCGTGCGACAGAGGAAATCCGTTTTTCAGAAATGCCGATTTTCAGCAGGACGTCGGACAGTGCCTTTTCTTTGGCAGCCGTTGTTTTTTCAGCGTCTACGTTGGCCTTGTAGTCCCCGAAAGCCTTGTGCTCTGCTTCATACTTAGCCTTGTAGCCGCCGTCGCCCTGCGCTTTCAGGTCGTCCAACTCCTTCTGAATGCCCGGCAGCTTTTCTGCATCGGATTTATACCGCGTGACGTCGTCCTTCAGCGGGTCAACAACGCCCAGATGGAGCGCCACCAGCTGATTTTCAATTTCGTCAGTGCAGCTTTCACCAATGATTTTACGGATTTCAGCGCGTGTAAATTTTGCCATGGGGGTTCTCTCCTTTTCTTCGGTGGCGGTTCTTCGCCATTTGAGTTTTATTTATTCAAAACAGCAGTGCTTCGCTGTTTTTGCGTATAAAAATAGCAACCGCCGAGAAAGTCTCGGTAGTTGCTAGGTAAACTTGCCTTTTACGGTTTCACTTCAACGCTGGGCAGCACATTTGTGTGGAAATACAGCTTGTAATGGTACGGGTCTGTGTGTGTTCCTGTAATGTCCTCGACAACATACATCGTGTAGCTGTTTAGGTAGATGTAATTTTTCCTGTAAGTATCAGGGCCAACCTTTACAGTGCAGACGAGCTCGTTGCTGGAATTGTTGGAGATGGACATATACCCCTCGGCTTCCATAATGACCTTGTCTGTTCTGGCGTTGTATACGGTGATTTTTCGTTCACTCTCAAAGTAATCGGCCTGTTTAGAAATATTTGAGTTTGCTCTATCGGCTTCGGAACAGCCACACAAAAGCAAAACTGAGGCCATAACTGCGATTGCGATATAAATAATCTTTTTCATGTGTTTTCCTCCCAATAAAAAGAGCCGAGAGGCTTATTTGCCTTTCAGCTCTGCTTCGATGATTCTTTTGTACTGTTCGCCGTGCTCGGCAACGGCAGTCTTGGTAAAAGGCTTTGCCCGTTGGCCGTGCGTCAAATGCCAATCGCCGTTTTCGTCTTGATACGTCCACGGCGTTTGTCTTCCGCCCGGATAGTAAATGCCGGTGCCGCACTCAACATACACGCCGTATTCTCTGTTTGTTCCGATATACGCAGCTCTTTCTCCATTGTATGCTACTGTATGAGTAATGCTGTTACGCAAGTTGCCTGTGTCAACAGGGCATAGCTTTTTTGCATATCCCTCTGCCACAAGCCCACACTTTTCGAGAGCGCGGTTGCAAGCCGCTTCAAGCTCTTTGTAAACTTCAGCGCTGTGGTCTTCAAGTGTGATTTTCATCGCTTTCTAAATGCATTATAATGCTGTATTCATCCATAATCTCGCACACAAGCGTTTTGCCTTCTCGGAGATTTTTAATGTCCTCTTCTGTAATGGTTACATCTTCGAACCCAAAGATGCTTACGTGCCTTTTGGCTTCATCGGAAGTGTCATAAACTCTAAAATGTTCGCTTGATGTATCACCTAAAAATCTTTTTAATGGATTCATGACTCTTACCTCCTACTTTTCAAGTGGGATTCTCATCGCTCAATTCTCGCTTCACCGCTCTTGTCTTTAACGATTTCATCTTTGTAAAATTCATCGTAAGACTGTACGGCTTTAGTAGGTGCTTTTTTTGTCAGCTTGTAACAAAATTCCGCTTCGTCGAAATAGTACCAATCCTTATTTTTCATAAAATATGGTTCGGTTTTCATTTTACAAGCCCCTTTCTTTCAAGCCAAACCAGCATAGCCTTGCCAAGCTCGTTAGGCGCGCCAAGCTGGCTGTTTGCAAACACCTCTGCAAAAAATTCTGCGTAATTTGTTCTCCCATACCGAGAAATATTATCTCCCAATTTGAAGTTTACATTAGCTTCTTTCGCAATGTCAAGTATTTCTGCGCAACACCTTTTTTCTGTGTCTGCCCATATCTTTTTATATTGCTTAAGTCTTGCCTTTTCCGTTTTCTTGCTATAGTCAATGGACGCTTTTAGCTTTTCAAGCCCATAATCTTCCATAGCCTTTTTTATGACAGTATTCTGTACCATGTGGCCATATTCATGTGTCACAGTGTATATTGATGCATTTTCCTTCAAAGCTGGCATTATATAGCCGCTTTCTATCTGAGACAAAGTTTCGGTAACATTGCTTTTATAGCTGTTAAAAGCTATGGGACACAAAGACAGATTTTGGTTTGTTGGGTCTGTGACTTTCGCACCGACGTATGCATCTGTCGCTCTGCCGCCTGATACGGAGCATATAGAGCCTGTGGACTTCTTAACAGCACCGAATGTTTGTTCGAGATTATGCAACTGCTTTGTGCAATCAATGGCGAGCCTTTCATCAACATTGCGAGCAAAAGAATCCTCAACAAGGTTGAACCCAATATCATTTAGCAACACCTCTTTGCAGTCTTGCATTGAATGCAAATTAAGTTCAGCTTTTTCCTTGACTATTGCTTGCTCTTTCTTCCACCCCGCCCATTCTGCATAGTTCATATCTCCCACAAGCACAGATTCGCCCGTTTCGGGGTCTTTGGCGCGTCTGCCACCGCTGCTCGTGTCCTCGCCGTCAACCTCCGCAATCTGGGTACATCGGCAGTTATACACAAGATAGCCCGGCGCGGAACTGTCTCCCGGATACATAAGCTCGTAACCGTCAACCTTAAACGGCTTGTCTACATCGACCGTCTGACCATCAAGCATTGCATGGGCGTGTCGCGTTCGGTTGTCCAGTGTTGCCAGCCAGCGTTTTTTCAGCTTGATGCCCATGTCCTGCGCGGAACGGTAAGTATCTAGCCGCCCCGCGTTCTGCGCCGCTGTGACTGCCGTTCTGGCCGTTCTGATAGCGCTTGCGCGGCTCATATCCCGCATACGGCTTTGCAGGTCGTTTGCCATTTTGGGAATGCTTTTGCCTTGCAGGATGGAGCTTGTGACGCTGGCTGTAATCTGTTGCTTGCCGTATTTCAAGTCAATTCCGCGCTGCAATGCCCGCTTTGGCGGGTAGTACGGCATCAAGTCAGGCTGTTCAACGGCCAACCGTCTGACCGTCTGCTCGTCCCACAACGTAAAATCCGTTTTGTCGGAAACCTGCTCGATTTTGTAAGCAGAGTAATTGCGGTTCAAGGTGTAGATGCCCGGCGTGGCGTCGTTGACGTATGCCACAGCCGTTGCATTGGCATCGGTGTATCTCTCTGCCACTTTATCGCGCAGGGCTTCAAAACGTTTCCCACGCCCAATCTGCGCAAGCCGCCACTGCTTGTATTGCTGCTCGGCGATTTCTCCCGCATCCAGCTTTTCTTTCATAGCGGCATCACGCTTCTCGAACTGCTCAAAATAGGCTTTCACCGTATCGGTCAATTCGTCAGCAGCTTCTTTGTACAGCTTTGCGATGCGCTGTTCCAACTCTGCGAGCTGTTTATCCGTCAGTTTGTGGGCATAATCAGGTTTTCTCATTTTCTTCTTTTAGTCTGTTTTTTTCTATTGATCTCGCCACCGACAAACCTCATAATTTCTTTGTCAAGTCTTGCTTGGCTATTTTTGTACGATGTGGTAGTAATCTCTCTTTTTGTAGCTTCGCCAAAGGAATTTACAAATGGTTTTCCATTTGTTTTTTCAACAGTCACATTTCTGCTTGCGGCCACTATTTTGTTTGTTATCGAACGCTTTTTTGATTCAAGTGCCTGTTTTTTTCTCTGTACATCGTAATATCCGCTTGGCATATTCCACGCAGGATTTCTTGATGCGTAATCTGCCAACCTTTTATTCAGTTTGTCAATTTGGGAATTCAGGCTTTTTTCTCTCTCTTTTAAGGCGCCTATACTCTCACTACCGCCGCCCCTGCCGCTTCCAGAACCTCTACCGCCCATTCTCGCATCTCCTTCTTACTCGCTTATAATATGGCTGAATCCTAGTAACGTTCCAGTCAAATTCTTCAGGGCATTTGCCATACCACAAAATCTCACTGGGTTCAAGCCTTGCCAATGCCGCCCGAACGCCTTTTTCAAACAGCGCTTGATTCTGCTTGCTTTTCTGCGTTCCCACGCTAGAAATCGCCACAATCGAATGTTGTGGCTCGCCGTCAAAACACCACTCGTAGCTTTGTTTATTGCTCCAACACAGGGTTGGCACAACGTGAATCCCGCATTGCTGCCAGTATGCCGCCAGCCAGTGCTTGCGATAGTGATTGTATATCTGCATAGCAAGCGGCATATCTGTATACATTGAGAAATCAGGCGCACACACAGCGCCAAATTTTTGAAGCAACGGAATGTACTTGTCCGGCTGATTCCACACCCTTTGGAATTGATAATCATCCACGAAAAAGTGAACGCCTTTTGTTGCGCAGTCCGTACAGGTTTTAGCAAAGTTGAACGGAATCCATTCCAGATGCCGCACATCAATGTGTTCCGGCTGGATAATCGGCGTATCGTATTTTCCAACTCCTAAAAAGTTGGCTTTGTCGAGGTTTTCAAAATTCAACATCTTGTCACTCCTCGCCGTTGGTCGTGCGGTCTAACTCCTCTGCCGCCTTTCGATTTATCAATTCATCGTACTGGTCTGCGTCGCCAAGGATGGTCAGCAGCTTTTTGGTGATGTATTCATCATCGTAGTATTCTGCACCCAGCAAGACCGTCTGCGCCTCTTCCTGCTTGTTGATGATTTGGTTGCGCGTGTATGTCGGATCGCCATCAAGCCCGGCAACCGCCAAAATGCCCTTGATGCAGCGCGTCACGCAGCTTTCAAACTTGTCTGTTTTCAGGTCGAGTGGCACATAACTGGCCTTGATAGCCGTTGCAGTTTGGTTGCCAGCGCTGACAGCAGCAGAATCAAAGGCCTGAAAGTCCTCGTATAACTTTTTGGTTAGCATGTCAATGGTGGCTTGCGTGCCTTGGAACGGGGCTTCGATGCTCTGTGGCGTGGCCTTTGCGCCCTCGTCACCGTCAGCGTGGGCGACATGGGTAGTTTTCAGACGCTCAATGAACTTTGTATCGTCCTGCTCGTCCATGCCTCCGCAGTTGGTCAGAACCCAGAAAATCAGGTTGCCTTCGTCAACGTTGTTTACCATGTTGGAGCTAGCAAGGTCGAGCGCGTCAATGGTATTCTGTCTCCCCTGTAGCTCGCTGTGGGCCTGCTCTCCGTTTTTCAGCGGGATAATGGGAAATCCGGGATAATTCTCACCGTCATAAATTTCTGTGCCGTCTGCCTCGCTGGTGCGCAGCTTCAACTTGTAAGCGCGTTTCGGCTTGAGAATCGCCATATCATCGCTTTTGTGCTTTAGATACTCTGTGTAGCCGTCAAGCTCGTACAGCGTGGCGCGCAGTGGCTTATTGTCTGCCACCTGCCAGAAACGGATTCCGGCTTTAATGGAGCCGTCTTCCTCGTCGTACAGGGGAACAAATTCCTCTGCTGCGAACACCTGCACATGGTCGAGATTCCAGAACACGAAAGACTGCCCGTCAATCAAAGCATGGCGGGCAGCGTCCATAATATCTTCATCAAACGTCGCACCAAGCGCCTTTTTTGTCTCCGCTTTCTGAAATGAAACGCCGTTGCCCAGCAAATACGAAACTTCTTGGTCTACGACCAAACCAAAGAACTTGCTTGCTATCTTGTGATTTGCCGTGTACATGTCACGGTGCGCCTTTCCCTGCATGTCGTAGATGATTTTCTCGTATTTGTTGATTGTAGGGTTTTCGCCGTAGTAATACTTGTTGGCGTTCGCTGCAAGGCGTGTGCTATGGTCGGCCTTATACTCATTAATTGCACCCAGTATGAAACTCATGCGGGCCTTTTCGTCCTCGCCAACCGCTACAAAATCTTGGTATGTTTTCACGTCTTCTCACCGCCTTTACACGAAAATGCTCTTGTATCTGGTTTCGGCGGTGTCTCCCGCCTTGTTCGCTGTGCTTTCCATCGCATAGCGCACCGCGTCAATGTGGTGGTTGTTCAAATCCGGATAGCCTTCGAGCACTTCTCCCGTCTTGCTATCTCGCTCGTACTCGTACTCGCTAAACTCTTTTGCAGTGTCCGGGCAACGCACGGTGTCTATTACAATAGCATCAAGCATCTGCAGCCACTTTGTACCGTATACAACAGACTTCGGGCCTTTTCTGGCAGGGAATGTCTTTACGCCGTACTTGTTATAGTCCGCAATGGATTTCGGCTCTGCGCTATCCGCACATACTTTGTCCTCACGCGTCAGCCCTTTCTCCAAAAGCAACTGCGCCGTGTCCCTGTTGCTGGTTCTACGCCGTGTCAGTTCATCGAAGATGTACAGCGTGCGCCGCGCTGCGTCATAGTGCATTGCATTGTATGCCCATGGGTCAGGATACCAGCCCCAGTCAACGCCGCGCTTGATTCTGTCGAATGTTTTCAACTGCTCGTCTGTGATTGGTTGAATTTTCAGGTTCTCGAATACCGCCGTGCCGCTGCCGACAACCTCGCCCAGATACTCGTGTCGGTAGGCCGTTTCGTTTGTGCGCTGCAAGTATTCAGCATCGGCCAGAAACCGCTCCCCGAGCCATTCTGCGGGCGTCGTTTTATAGGTGGAATGATGTATCAGCTTTCCCGCCCGCGCTTTCAGAGCGTACCCATTTGCCCAGTTCCGCGCCATTGCAGGCGGGTTGAAGCTCTTGAACGTAATGAACCAGTCACCGCCGCGCAAGCAGGACTGCTCCACGTTTCGGATTTGCTCTTCCCCGTCAAACTGGTCAAGCTCTTCAAACCAGCAGATGCCGATATAACCAAACGGCACTTTGATTGACTTTACCTTGCCGGGGTCATCAACACCGAAAAAAAGCACCTTTTGCCCTGTTGGCAAATAGGTGCATTCCATCGGGGAGACTGTGCAACGAAAATTGTCGTGCAATCCAAGCTCATTGATAGCCCAAACGATTTGCGCATACACGCTTGTGCGCAGTGTGTTTCCGACCCTGCGGAAAACCGCCGCGTGGCATTGCGGATGCTTTAGCAGCTGCAAAATTAGCTCTATGCTAATATAGCTGGATTTTGTACTGCCGCGCCCGCCCTTTGCGACAAGCTCTTTTACATTGCCTGCCTTGATTTCACGGTGGACTTTTGCGAAGCAAGGGGAAACAACGCCAGATAGCTTACAAGTCATCTATGATTAGCACCTCGCTATCCTGCTGTTGTTCTGGCTTATCCTGCCATCCGAAATTTGCCCGTAAACTGAACTGCGCACCGCCGGAGCCGTCTTTGTCATACAGTCTTTCTTCGGCGTACTGTTCACAACGGGTCTTTGCACGCGTAATCGTGTCATTGAACTCTGGTTTATTTTGGTAATTCAAAAGTGCCTGCCTTGATGCAAAACCAAGTGCAAGCGCCAACCCTGTCACAGTAGGCGGCTTTTTATCGTCATAGATGATATAGCCGTTTTTATTTCGCATCGGTTCGCCGTTATCGTTTACGAACGGCTGTCCTTTGCAGGCTTCAAAGTAGGCATCAATCTTTTCTTGCATTGCCTTTACGCTTCTGTATTTAGGTGGTGCGCCCACCGGATTTTTTCTTGATGCCACTTTATCACCTCGCCTTACAACACAAAAAGCCAACACAATTTGTGTAGGCTTATATCCCCCTAAAACCCCTTTGCGCCGGAGGAAAAGCGCGTTCCCGCCCTTCCGGTCTCTGCTATGCCGGTCTCACCCGTTGCAGGGAGCAAGTCCGCAACGTAATCCAGCGTTATTTATATCCCGTCCGCTGGTCGCGGTTTCTGCTTTGATTAAAGGGGGGGGGCCACAACGCGTAACGGCGTCAGTAACAGCGTCCGCGCAAGCAGATGTGGGGCAGACTTTTTCAGGCTCTCGAAGTCCCGTTGCGGTCTGCCATCGCGCCGCGCTCCTGATCGGCTTGCCGCTTTGCTTACAGCGTTCAGGTTGATCTATCGCGTTTTGCCTGCGCCGGGCTTTCACCGGTGGGAGCGACCCAGCATGGAGCCACCGGCTGGAATTGAACCAGCATCTACCGATTACAAGACGGTTGCTCTTCCGTTAAGCTATGGCGGCATATAAAAGGCGCGGCAGTTGCGCGTGTTGCACTTTTTGTTTGCCAAAAGTAAAGCTCATTTTAATTAACTGTGTCCAAATCGGCATCAATTAAAAATGAGATGCACTTTTTTAATAACTTGTGCACCAGAGGCTTACCGCGACTGTTGGTACTGCACATAGGCCTTGCACCTTTGCCACGCCGTAGCTTGCGGAACGCAGCGCCCTTGCCGCATTGACTGGTCAGTCCCAGTTTGCGGCTGGCTATGCAGCAAATAAAATGCCGGTCTTTCCCGGCTGTCAGTATCTAGAATAGGAGGTTTTGCTATGGACTGTAATGTACCCTCTTTACAGTTTCCAGCATATTCATAATACCACTTGACAACGTCCCCACAGTTACCCTTTTTTCTTGTCCAAAAGCCAGAAAAATTTTCTTCTGCTTTCGTAAAACTGCCGTCTGCCGCAATACACAGGCTGGTATTCGTAAGCCGTTCCCTCTGTTACGTTTTTCAACAGAGCGCGCCAGTTTAAGGGGTCTGCTTCTCTTGCCGCGTCCTCAATGGTTCGGACATCTGTGCTTAACTTTAGCGCTCTGTCAGCCTTTCTAGCTGTTGTGTCTGACTTTCCGTTTCCGTGCGGCAAACCGTCATTTGAAACCGCATCAAGCCCTCTTGCACTAGCAATTTCCAACCGCATTTCAGCGTATCTTTTGCAAAAGTGCTTTAATTCAAGGTATCTTTCTTTTGAAATTCCATATTCATCTAGGTTGAGCGGTCTTTCTCTCATTTTTGCTCCTTTCTTCCATTTTCATGCAGCGCGGCAGCGTGCAAATATTGTCATTCTTCCACTCGCACGTCGCGCAAAGATGTTTGCGGGCGTATTCATCAACTAGTTGCTGTTTTGCCATGGGGTCACCTCCTGGGGTAGAATTCATTTTAGAAGCCTCCTTATGATTCTATAACATGCAATGCCGATGCGGGTTACGACCAGCAGCGGCCAGAAAACAAGGACAATAACGTTGTCTGCGCCGTCTACGGTGTCCATTCGGTCTGTGTGGTTGATGCACAGGACGGCGAGCAGGCCGCATAGGTCGTAAACACAGACGGCGGCGATAACAAGGATAATGGTCATGGGTTCACCTCCGGGGGTTCAGGGAGCGGCAGTTCTGTCCATGCGAGGACTTTTGTGCTAGTTCCATGTGTAGGTTCACCGCTCCATTGGCCATTGAAAAAATATCCACGATCCACTGTGCGGTACATGCAGTTGTAGTTACCATAACGGAAGTATTCGTAGTAGCACAGGTATTCGCCGTTTTCTTTAGGCGGGTCATTTTGTGCATCGTGCCAAACGGTTGCCTTGGACTCCTCTTTATATGGTTTAACCTGATATACTGCAACAAGGGCATCAAGAACCCGCGCGCCAACTGGCGTATTTGATTCAAAAGGCAAATGCTCGCCAATGCACCTCTGTCTGATTGCTTTTAACGCATCGCCGCGCAAAATCAAATCATTGTTGTCATATTCTCCATTTATCATTTTATCTTTTGCCTTTTGGATCGCTTCAGCAATCTTATCTCCATCAAGTACAATGCTTTTCATCATCGTTCACCATCCTCGCGCCGCAGGCAGGGCAATATTGGTAGTTCTCATTTTCTGGTGTTCCACCACGCAGAACGAATTTTCCTTTGCACGCAGAGCCAGCCAATAGAATCCTTGTAGAAACTATCTTCATTTATCCAGTGTGCCGTAGGCCGCATGGACTCTAGGTCGATGATAGGTGCTTTCTTGGCTTCGTCCACGATAAACTTCATCCCAGCGTCGTAACCACGCGCATAGGCCGCTTTCTGCTCAGAAAGGCAATTCCTGCCGCCAGACCATATGAAATGTGCACCGTCATATTGTAAGATTTCTTTAATGTCGATCAGCCGCACCGGTTCTTTCGGCTGGCTTGCGCCCGGAATCGGGCAGCCTATTGTTGTGCTCATTTTGATACCTCCTCTAGTTGCTCGTCCTAAGATTGTGTAGCAGGCTCTTTCTGCTGCCAGTAACAGCAGCCGTCATCGCCGTCCGTGAAGTCGGCACAATAGGGGCTTGCGCCGCAAAAGCATACACCGTTGAAATCTTCCCAATACAGGCAGGTTTCACAGCGCAGGGGTTCAGATGGGGTTCTACTCATTTTTGCGTTCACCTCCGAAAATTACAACCATGCTTGGAAACGGGGCCGCGTTTTGACAACTGCCAAATTTCAAGCGACCTTTGATAAACCTGACTTCCGTTTTGCCATAGATGTAATCGTGAAACCAGCGTGTATCAGTGCGGGCAGGCAGTAGCATAACGACAAATCCCCCCCCCCGAAGCAGTGTCGTGGGCCTTTTTGACCCACTGGCCAACGTTCCGCCCGTATGGTGGATTACACCAAACTCGGCCTGTCCAAGGCTGGTCAAGGCCGTCTTGCTCTGGGGTGTAGTAGGCCTCGCACTTTGCATTCTCCTTGACTGCGCAGGCATCCAGCGTGAAATGGAATTCGGCGTCAAGGGCATCGAAGAAATCCTGCGGCGTTGCCCACATATCGGTTTTGCTGGAGTAAAAGACGGCGCTGTTCATGTCGGCTTCTCCATTTTCTCAATCTCGTGTTTCAACTTGTTCAGATTAAAGTCCATTTCACCGACAAAGCGCAGGCACAGATCGTGGTTGATACCGTTGCCCAGATTAGTATAGATATATTCCATGCCGTCACGGGTAAAGTCTGTGTGGCAGAACTGGTTTATTCCGTTCAGATGGTATTTCATACTTGCCGGACTGTTGGACTTACAGGCTTCACGGCTGCACCATTCAATAATCCGGGCATTCAGTTCGTCCAGCGTGTCCGCACCGTACAGCGGTACGGTGGTGTTGCGGGCTGGGTAAGCGATCAGCTCCAAACGCAAATTTAAAAACGCTTTCGGAAACGCATTTTGCAGGTCGTACCGAACCTCCCGATCTAATAAGACTCTCTTTGCGTAGACAGGCGACGGGGTCACGGTAGGTTCTGCTTTGATAAGTGCCCGGAAACTTTCAACGGCGAAATTGCGAGTCTTGACGGGGTGGTCTTTTGCCCACTTAATTACGCGGTCAACATTGTTCTTTATTGTATCTATATCAGAATTTGATATTATACTCGCGGCAAACCCGCATTTGCGCTTTAGTACGTTGTACAGGGGGCAGGCCTCACACCCGCCCTTCTCGAGAACCATCGTGCGGCACATGCGAATGCGTGCCTTTTCGTACTCTAATGCGTCCATAGTCTTACTCCTTATCCAGTCCGCGGGCTACATACTGCCCATAGGTCAGGCCAAGGGCGGCGGCTTCGCGGGTACATTGCTCAATGGGTTTTATGGTTTTCTTCAGGCAGGGATGCGCAGCGGGTTTCTTGCTTTTTTTCAAAACACCGGCATCCCTGCGGCGCTGGTAAGATGCTTGCGCGCTTTTGATATTGCGCTTGCGGATGCAGGAATCACAATAGCGCTTTGTGGGCTGTACGTCCCACATGATTTTCCCGCAGGTCTTGCAGAATTTTGTTGTGGTCATAGCGGCTCCTTTGTTTTGGGTGCTTCAATGCCGATGCTTTGCAGCGTTACCTGCGCCCAGAGGTCGGCAAGCTGGTCATTGCGGTACTCGTTGTATTTATCAGCAACGGGGCCGGTCATTACATCCTGAATCCGTTTCAGGGTGCGGGGAGAAAGACCGACCTGATAGCACGCCAGCAGACACAGATAGTGGCGCGGGTGGCAATGTCGTTGCGCTCCTTCATGACAGCTTCCTGCGCACGGCTCTGGATTCCCTGAATTTTAGCTTCTGCATAGGCATCTATGGCTTTTTGCATGGCCGGGGTGGGATGAAGTCTGGCTTTCATGGGTTCACTTCCTCTAATGTTAAACTTACTTTGTATGTTCCCTTTAAGACTGATACAATAGCAGCCAGCGTTTCAGCCGTGTATACGCCTTCAACCTTCTGCACGATTTTTTCGCTTTTTGCTTGTGATTTTTTATTTTTTTGAACATCGTCATGTGCCTTTTTAAAATCCATTTCTGCGGGCGACAAGTTTTCGATATAATACTTGATTTTTTTTACACTGGCGGCACTCGGCGTCTTATTACCATTTATCCAGTAGTACAAAGAGGCTTTATTTACCCGAATGCGTTTCGCCATTTCCTGATATGTTATGCCCTCACATAACATGTCATCCTTTACGGACTCTAACAATGGCGCAATGCGTTCGTTTCTTTTCTTTTCTTTATACAAATCTATTCCCTTAAAAAGCCATTCTTTGTCTACGCCAAGCGCCTTTGCTAATGGGTCGGCCTTGTCAGCGCGGATTTCACTTCTGTTTCTGAGTGAATATGAAATATAATCGGTGTTTGCGCCAATTTCATAGCTGATAGCGTTTCTTGTCTTCCCGCTGTTTTTGACAGCCCATTCCAGTCGTTCCCAGAAATCCGAGATGTACGGCAGTTCCGGCTCCGGCGGCGGGGTGGGCGGCTGCTTTTCCTCCGTCTTGGGCAGACCCAGCAGCCAACCGACGGTAACGCCCATACTGGACGCCCCTGCAATACGGTTTGCGTTGTAGGCGCTGAGTGTCTTTGCCTTGCCGCTGCACAGCTGGCCTAAGTAGCTGCCGCTGATGCCGGTACGCTGGGAGAACTGGCTCAAATTCATAGTACCCATCGCATACTTGACACGTCCCGCCACGCTTGGCAGGTTGGGCAAAACAAGGGTATGGCATGGGCCGTCTTTTTTGTGATTTTCCGCTTCGCTTGCAATGCGTTTTGGTGAAATTGGTGTGCGATGTGCGGCCCTGGCCTGTTCTTGCATGGATTGCGAGTACTCATAAACTTCATCTGTCATGTTGTCTCATCCTCCATTTCTTCAATGAAAATTTCGGTGCGGGGGTTCTCTTTGTCGACCATCACGCGGGAACCGTCTGTTGCTGCTACGATGTTGCTGTTGTCATCTTTCAAAATTCCGGCATCAACCAGAATATCCATGATGGCGCTTTCAAGGTTTGTTTTATCAACCTTTCGGCGTGTAGGCATGTAGTACAAGCACTTGACATTGTAGCGGCCGTCCAGCGGATTTTTGGGCGCTGGTTTCAAATACATCTTGGCAGCTCTTGCGTACTTCAAGTAGGCTGCGCTTGGCAGAACTTTTGCGTACTTGCCCTTATGGCATACCGGGCAGTGTGCGCCAACGTATCCGATGCGGGGGCTGTTCTTTTTGGTGATGGGCTTGCCATAGATTATGTATTTTTGTATCATAAACTGCCCCACTGTTCTGCCATTGCGGCGGCGATACCGGGGAATGTTTTTGAACGTTCTTTCGCGTGGCCGCTGCCAAGCCACCATATTCTTGTTCTCTCTTTTTCTGGCAATGTCATCATGTATTCGTACACATTATTGGTTTCGTGTAGTAGTGGCAGATTTTTTAACCATAGGCATGTTTTCTTTTGTTCTGGGTGTCCGTACTGCCACGGATTTATAATTTGGCCAGGCTTTCGATATAGCGCGCTCATAATCGAAACAGGATTTTCAATCGCAATATGTTCAATCGGCGCCTCGGCAAACTTCAGAAAAAACGCTGCCGCATCATATTTCAGGCTTAAAGGCTTTACGCCCTCACTAAACCATCTCATTCCAGAAACCGCCAAATGCGTGCAAGGCGGGTGTGCAATCAGCAAATCCCACTTGCCTACATCATGAGCCTTGCCGTCCATCGTTACGATTTGCCCACCCTCGATTGCTTTCATGGCATCGCCTAAAATATGCCATTCCTGGTGTCCTCCCGACGGTTCCTGAATGTCGCAGCTGTACGCTTCGTGTCCGCGTTCTCGGAACGCCTTGCAGACTGTCTGCGATTCTTCACAGGCAACTAATACTTTCACGGTACAATCTCCTTTACTTTCGCGTAGTACTTCTCGCTGTACCAGATGTCAGGCAGGTTGGATTTTGGGTGTAACCTGCGGTTCGCAGGGCGGCTTCGGCGTTCCACCGTGTGGAATACAGGCGCTTGGAGTGGGTGATGTCGCCGGTAGAGCGGGAGTAGGGGATGATTTCATACTTTGGCATGCAGTTTCAACGCCTCCTGCGTATTTACCTCGTCGCGTTGGATTTTCTGATAGAGCGGTGTGTCAAAGTGCAGGCACGCATGGCAGGTGCGGGCGAACAGAACGTCAAACGATTCGATTTTATGCGGGAGAAATTCCTCTGCCGCTGTGCGCAGTTCGGCAACGGTGGGCGGGAATTTCAGCGTGGCAGCAAGGCTGGCCGCGCCGCTTCTGGCTGCCTGCAAGGGTATGTCTTTCAGTGCAACGGCCCATGCTTTTGTCATTTCGTCTGGGTCTTTGCCGCGCATGAGATTTGCCCAGTAGTTGGTACAGGACAGAAGAAAAACGGCGGTTTCCTGTTCAGTCATCGGTGGTCACTCCTTTCGCGAGTTGCTTTAATCGCTCCATTGCGGCTGCGGCGTCTGTCTGGCGTGGCGTAGTGCGGGTCGCTTTAGCACTGTCGCGCTTTGCCTTGAAAGCTTCCACAGTGTAGATTCCTTCCTGCTCACAGCGTGCCAGGATTTGGGATATGTAGCTCCAACGCCGGGAGTTATGAACGGCGGCTTCTTCTATTGCCTGACAGATGATGGCGGATGGAAATTTTTGCAGGGCCGCTTTGATTTCATCGGATACAGCGCGTGGGATGGAACCACAGTTCTGTTCATAGCACTGAATGCAGTCGGATAAATCCTGGTTATGCAGGTCACACCAGGCGTCGCTGGCAGCAGTAGTAGCTATATATTCTTTACTTCTTACCTTCTTAGTATTAGAGGGTTTGTCGCTCGTTTGTCGCTCGTTTGTCGCTCGTTTGTCGTTTTGTTTGTCGCAAGCCTGATAATCAGCGTAATTATTTATCGTGTATATGGTAAATTTTGACGTTGATTTCTTTGTCACTTCGTTTGTCGAAATTAGCTTACTTAATGCCGTGCGGATTTGACGTGTTGTGAGCCCAAGTTTGACTTCCATTTCCTTTACAGTGGTAACAACTTGACCACGTTCCAAGGGAATGCCGCGATAGAACTTGTCTTCGTAGCTGGCAATTAGAAGCAGGTGAATAAACACGTCCTTTGTGGGGCCGTCATCATACCAGCCCCATTCGAGCATTTTTCTGTACAGCTTGATGAAGCCCTCGTTAGCCATTTTTCAACACTCCAAGTAATATTCTGCGACGCGGCACAGTCTGCCGTAACGGTTGCGGCGCTGCACCATGCGGGAGGCCACCGGGACACCCCGGCGCTTTAGGTCTGTGATGCGGGAGGCAAGGCGACTGCATCCGAAGTCCTCGAGCGCGTCCAGCGCGGTCAATGTGCCGCCGGATTCCAGCACGGCTAAAATCTGGTCAAGCTGGCTCGGCTGCTTTCTTTCATTCGTTCTTTCTTTCATGACGCGCACCTCCTAGAACGGCAAATCCCCCTCATCCTCAATGAGGGCATAGTCGTCAGACTGGCCGGAAGAATAGGAAACGTCGGGCATGCCATGCGTGCGCTGTGAGGGGGCTGCGGGGCGCTGTGCGGCGTTCTGCGGTGCGTGGCTGGTACTTTCCTTACTGCCGCAGAAACTTACGTTCTGGACCACGATTTCAACGGCTGTGCGGTTCTGGCCGTTCTTGTCCTGATACTGGCGCGTCTGCAAGCGGCCATCAATGGCAATGAGGGCACCTTTGGGAAAGTATTTGCAGACGAACTCGGCTGTTTTTCCCCATGCGGTGACATCGAGCCAGTTCGTCTGGCTCTGACCGCTGGCATCCTTATAGCCGGAATCGTTGGCGATGCGGAACGAACAGACGGACTTACCGCTGTTTGTACTCTTTAGTTCCGGGTCTTTGACCATACGGCCAATAATAGCAACAACATTCAACATAGGTTAGTCCTCCAAATAGTTTTTGTAAAAGCGGCGGCGGAAGTCGTCATGGTTCCAATGGTAATAGGCTTCTGCAAGCAGTTGGCCTTGTTTGTGGTAGTGGTCTTGCAGGTCGCCGCTTGAATGAATGGCGGCGTGGCAGGCGGGGCAGACGTTAATCCAGAGGCCCAGTGCCTTGCTGGCCTTGCGGCGGCTTCCGCCGTAGATTTCATGCCGGGCGGTGTCTCCAAAGCGGTGGCAGTGATAACAGAGGAACGATTCATGCACGAACAGCGACGGCGCGTAGCCGTTCTTGTCCAGCTGGACTCCGTATTCATTGCGGGTCTGCATCGTCTGTCAGTCCTTTTAACTTTGAAATTTCTTCCGGGGTCATGGTGGGGATGCCCTGCTGCTGGCATTCCTGCACGATCAGTTCAATGAGGCGGCGCATCTGGGATGTATCAAACACAGACGAGCCGTACCAGCATTGCAGGTTGTAGAAAGTGCCCTGCGGTGTGGTCATTTCATCGAGCTTGTGGACCTGCCAGCCCTCGCCCTTGCTCTCCCAACCGTTTTTGAATGCCCTTGCAGCATCGGCGCGGAGGGTGACAAGGGCGGAGCTGCCGCCTATGTCGCGGATCAAATCGCGGTAGATGTCCAGTACAGGGCGGTTGATTTTGGCGGCAAGCTGGTTCATGAGCGCCCATGCGTAAGCGTTGGCCGAGAGGCTGCGCTTTTGCGTAGCCGTGCCGATGACAGCGGCAAGTGGCTTTCCCTCGTCAATGACGGCGCGGGCTTTATCGCAGTCGGTGGGGGAACATTCCAGCGTAATTGTGTTGCCGATAACAACTGCTGTCTTGATGGCAATTTGCTGCTTCATTTCCACGCCTCTGCAATCTGCTGGCCCTGCTTCCAGTCCTCTGCCGTGAAGTCCTTAGAGGGCTTGCCGATGGTTTCTGCGATGAGTTTCCACGCGTCATTTTCATCGGCGTTGTTCTTCTGGCAGTAGGCTTTGACAGCGCGCTGGCACTCGGCGCGGGCGGCAAGGCGGGCGGCGGCGGTTTCCGTTATGGTCTTATTGTCCTGCGCGTTGGCCGCTGCGGCGGTCTGGTTGTGGTATTCGTCGCTGTCGGGGTCTTTGGTATCGTCAATGCAGAACAGGCCGTTCAGCGCGTATTTGCGGGCGTAGCTGGATGCCGTACCGGTGATCTGTGCGCCGTCCATGCCTTTCTTGGTTTCATCTTCGCGGGCAAGGGCGGTAGTGCTGGCGGCGTTGCCGTCCTTGTCCTGCACAGTAGCGGTGGCCTTGATGTAGTACCGGCTGCCGATGAGAACGACTTCATCCGAGACGGTCAGGGTGCAGCCATGCTTGGCGCAAAGAGGCTTTGCGGCCTCGAGAATGCTCTCCGCGTTGCGATACTTATATTTGCCGAACGAGTTATAGAGGTTCTTGGGGGCTTTGAGCTCCACTTGAATGTTGGACAGGGTTTCATAGATGCTCATTAGATGGCTTCTCCTTCCGGGTCGGGTGTGGTGAGGTGGATGCGGTAGCAGCTGGCGGGCGGCAGGGCCGTGTCCGGCTTGCGGGTTTTTAGGTCATAGTAGTAGACCGGAATTCCGTCTGCAAGAAAATAGGTGCTGTTCAGGCCGTTTTCATGTTTTGCGAAAAGCGGTACAAATGCGACGGTGTTCTCGGAATAGATGCGGCGGACAGCCTGCACCGCTTTGAAATAGCAAGCGCTGATGCCCTTTCCAGTGGGGATGAACTCGGCAAGATGCCGACCCTTCAAAAGTGCGTGCGCCTGTTTCAGGGCGCTGATGTCGTCAATGGTCATTTTAGTAGTCCTCCATACAGCGGCAATCTTCCCAAGGGTCGTCCTCTTGGACATCTTCACCGGGGAAGTCGCCGGGGTTATAGCACATATCACAGCCGATGATTTCCGTTCCGAATTTTGCAGGGATAAAGTGGATAGTTTCGCATTCTTCGCCGCAGACAGGGCAGCGGGGGCGGCGTGGTTCGGCAGGCGGGAAGGGGTTATCTTGATGCCCCCAGAAGCTGGTCATTTGGCTGCCTCCTGATTTTCTTCTTCATCAGAAAAATGCAGCTCCATCAAGTCGGCGATTGCGAGGTACTCTTTAGCGTATTTGCTGTCGCCGTGGGTTTTCTTGACGATCTCACGGAACTGCGCCAAATCACCATAAAAGCAACCGCACTGTACGCGGATAATTTTATCCTTGCAGCGGAAAAATGTTGTCGCACGGAAATATCGGCCGAAGCCTGTAACGACAGCGTAGTCCGCATTGCCGTAGACCCGCGCATCGCCGGAGACCCGCGCATCGCCGGAGACCTGCGCATCGCCGTAGACCTGCGCATCGCCGTAGACCTGCGCATCGCCGGAGACCTGCGCATCGCCGTAGACCCGCGCATTGCCGTAGACCCGCGCATCGCCGTAGACCCACGCATTGCCGGAGACCCGCGCATCGCCGTAGACCCACGCATTGCCGTATACCTGCGCATCGCCGGAGACCCGCGCATTGCCGGAGACCCACGCATCGCCGTAGACCAGCGCATTGCCGGAGACCTGCGCATCGCCGTAGACCTGCGCATCGCCGTAGACCTGCGCATCGCCGGAGACCCGCGCATTGCCGGAGACCTGCGCATCGCCGTAGACCTGCGCATCGCCGGAGACCCACGCATCGCCGTAGACCCGCGCATTGCCGGAGACCTGCGCATTGCCGTAGACCCGCGCATCGCCGGAGACCTGCGCATCGCCGGAGACCCGCGCATTGCCGGAGACCCGCGCATCGCCGGAGACCCACGCATCGCCGGAGACCCGCGCATTGCCGGAGACCCGCGCATTGCCGGAGACCCGCGCATCGCCGGAGACCCGCGCATCGCCGTAGACCTGCGCATCGCCGGAGACCCACGCATTGCCGGAGACCTGCGCATCGCCGGAGACCCACGCATTGCCGGAGTGGGAGAGGTTATCTTCCTTCTCAATAAATCCGCCGAGTTCTCCCTTCTTGACGTTGCCAAAAGCGACGAGAGCCTTAATACGGAACAGCTTCTTCCCGAAAACGTTCGTTACAAATTCGGCGGTAAGTTCAAATTTCTTCATGGCTGGATGCCTCCTTGAAATACAGTCCACACAGCAGATTCAGCGCCAGCAGGGCGGCGAGGGTGGCGGGGATGTTGAGAGAACCGAGCGCAGCCAGCAGCAGCACCAAATCTGCGGTGATTGCCAGCTTGACGGCGGCACGGGGAAGTGATAGAATACAGTTAGAGCTTTTTGCGATGCTCTGTTTTTTTGCCGTTTCGGTGGTGGTGCACCGGGGCGGCGTTTTTGTTTTGGTCATCATTCTTTGATTTCCTCCCATTCAAAGCGGCCCTTGCCGCTGTTTCTCCACTGCCCAAGACCGCGCTTTGCGCCGTAGTCGAGGCACTCACGAACCATGTCTTCAAGCTTAGGGTCGAGACATTCGATTTCAAATTCTGCTGTTGCACCTGCGGGAACGCTCTCCGACTTTGCGATGCTGACGCGTTCGCCCATCGGAGTTTGCGCCCGCAGGGGGCGCTCGCAAAAATCAACCTTCATGCCGTGCAGGTCGTAGGGAATCTCGCGCGGGGTTACGAAGATGAGTCCATCAATAGCCTGCTTGTACGCCTTGATGGATGCGCAAGCCTTGCCGCCTGCATAGCCAGCCTTGCCAGCTTTGGCAAGCATTTTGCAGCTGTCCTTGAACATGCCTTTTACCTGATAGTCGTACAGGAACGGTGTGCCGTCAGCGGTTTTGGGGAATACCGTAATGCGGTCTTCGGCGTTCTGGGCCTTGATATTGTCCACTTCTTCGGTGGTGAGGTCGCTGGTAGGTGCCTTACTGGCAATGTAAGTTGCGAGAAGTTCTTCATTACTTGGGGAAGAACCGAGAACTTCTTCCAATAGGGTGATTTTTACTTTCATGGTGGTTGTCTCCTTTTTTAATAGAATCGGTTGCTTTTCGGCGCCTTCGCGTCGAATCTCAATGCTATGCCTATGCCAAGCAACGTCATGCCATTCCATGCCATCGCGTCGCAATGCAATGACTTCGCGTCGAATTGCAGCACCCTGCCTCTGCCTTGCGCAGCTGTTCCGAGCTATGCCTTTGCTGTGCTATGTACTTCCATTGCAATGCATAGCTATTCCTTATCATTGCCTTGCACATCTATGCCGATGCGACGGTTTGCGTAACGCCGCGCCACGGGGAGGCGCGTAGCCTCTGCGAAACGACGCGCAGCTTCGCTTGGCCCCTGCTTATCGTTGCCATGCCGCTGCCACGCAACGCCGAGCAAATCCATAGCTAAACAAGGATTGCACGGAGTTCTGCAAGCACGTTGTCGATGTGCTCTTCACGGGTAGGCATAGCGGCAGAAGATTTGCGCACATCCGCCACCGGGTAATACGTTGCAAATTCGTCAAGCGTGATGCCCAGTGCGGCGCATGCTTTTCCAACCTCTGGCCAGCGCCAATCATTGGCGCCGTTAATGCGGTTTGACATCTGCGTTTTAGACAAGCCGCAGACATCTGCAAGGCGTTGTTTGTTGTAGCCCTTGCTTTTGATAAGAGCCGTAAAAGCAAGGTTTGTCATGGTGGTTACTCCTTTCTTTCTGCGATCAGTTCACTTACAGACGCTTTCATCTTTCTAGTTATCGGCTAGCAAGTAATCAATCGGCACGCCGAAATAGTCAGCCACTTTCTTTAGCGTCGTGATGCTGGGGCCGTAAGGCGATTTCTCCCACTTGCCAAGTGCGCCGTTTGAGATTCCGGCGCGTTCCTCAAGGATTGTGCGAGAAATATTGTTTTTTCGGCACAGAGCATCAATTTTCGAAATATTCACCTAGCAAAAGCTCCTTTCTAGTTGACTATTGCTAGAAAATATGCTACTATGACCTTGCGAGATTTATAACAGCATATTTTTAGCTAGTCCGCTGAATTTTAGGGGGCTTGGTTCTTTGTTGCCCTCTATGCTATCTATTATACTAGCATTTATGCTAGATGTAAATAGTTTTCTAGCATTTTCTAGCGAATTGGAAATATGCACAAAGAAACGGTGTGATTTGTGTGCGATACGTTGAAAAAGCCAAGGAAATAGCAAAGAAAAAAGGAATTGCCTTCACGCATATTAGTACAGAGCTTGGGAAAAGTCGTGGCTATTTGTCTGAAATGCTAGCAAATGAGCGCGATTTGCCAGAGCATATGCTAGCCGATGTTGCCAGTTTGCTAGGAGTCACCGTTGACGACCTGCGCGGGGATTCCGAAAACGAAAAAAAGCCCACCGCACAAGGCGATGGGCTAGATGTAGACTATATTGAAAAGTGGATTGACAACGACGCATCTGAAAAGCAGCTCAAGCTGTTTATTGCAAAAGCGTCGGCAAAGCTGGTGAAAAAATGAAACTTGATAAAGTATGCGCAAAAATTCTTTCTGCGTTGTACGATAACGAAATAGAAGAAAACGAAATTGCCGCTATGATCGGTTGGGAAAGCATTTCACAGCCGAATGAACATATTGATTATCTAACGCGTACAAGGCTAATTAGACGAATAATGCGGGATGCGGTTCCAGACGGAGAGGGTGGTTACAAAGATAATACTGGGACGGCGTATTATCAAATTACAGTTCAAGGCAAGGCGGAGTATGAGCATTTGCGTAAACGCCGCATTGAGAAAGCACTTGACTTGGCTGCCAATCTTTCCCCTCTGTAACCATGTAATCTCGGATTTCGTCAAGGTTCGGTCTGTTGGCATCAGTATACTCGTACCCATCGCAGCCGCCTTTTGCCAAAGCGCGACCACAGCCCAAAAACGCAACGCCGCATTCGCCGTACCGCACATACGCGGCGTATTTGCAATTATAACAAGCAACGCTTTTTGCCTTCGGCAAGTTGGTTTTGTCAAGCAGCGCCGACCTAATTCTGTAATGTTGCACATCCTTTTTCAGATATTCAATCCTTTCTTTCAAGGATGCGTTTTCCTGCTCAAGTTCTTTAATTCGACTTTTCCCGAACATTTTTTATCTCCTTTACAACTTCATTATATATTTTAACGGCTTCTTCCGGCCGCAACTGCCGCAAAAGCTGCTTTGCCTGCCATCTTGAACTAAATATCGTACTTTTTTGTGTGATTGTCAATGGTTCTTTTTTCATCATAATTCCCCCAAATTAAATAAGGTTGTGATACTATGGGCTTTTTTGACTTTTTGAAGCCAAAACCGCAAAAGCCTGTTCCTGTTAAACAAACGCAATCAAAAAGGATTGAAAATGTTGTGTCTGATGATCCAGAAATTAGAAAGTTACAGCGCGATTTAAAAGCGCAAAACAAGCAACTTGAACAAATCAAATACGCAGAATCCTATTTTGAAAAAACGGGTGATATTGGTTTTTTGGTTGAATTTTGGGAGGGAATCTGGAAAAGCGGCGGGCTGCTGTTCGACGGTTCAAAATGGACATTCCGGCTCCCTGATTTGTATATAAAAATTGGCGAATATGATAAAGCTCTCACCATCTTAAAAAAAATAAAAAATCCTAACTACATTGGAAAAAGAGATTCTTATATCAATCGCGTAAAAGCGCTCAAAAGCAAGCAGAAGAAGTTGTGAACACAACTATAATACAACTGCAAGTTGTATTATAGTTGTTTCACAAAAATACTCATTTGTCAAGTCTTTATAATCCGCTTTTTCGGTCTTCTGCGCCCGTGTCTTGGTGGAACATCCAAATCAGGCAGTTTCTTCATGGTCTGCTCCCCTCTTTGCACGGTCTTGCAGCACAGCACAGTACATAGCTTCAATGGTTGCCGCATTACGGTTTTGGTAATTCTTTAGACGTTCCACGTTATTCATTGTTGATTCCTCCTGTGTTTTCTGACTACAGTAAGAATCTTAACATGTTTTTTATGCCATATCTTCCATTTATTTCCATGACATTTTTTGAAGAAATATTTCTTTATATTTTCTTGATTGCTACGGTAGAAAAATTTTACCGCATTTGAAGTGCAAAACATGTAAAAAAATGAGGGTGATGAAATGGAAAGTAGAGCTGATTTCCGAGAGCGTGAAGGACTTATTCTTTCGCAGTGCCGGTTGGAATCCGGGCTTTCGCAAGAATATGTAGCCCGGCAGATGGATGTGAACATCCGCACGGTGCGCAACTGGGAAGAAGGGCTTTCCCCTATCCGAAGCGATGATCTGTTGATGTGGTTCACCGTCTGCAAACAATCCCCCTGGCGCTGGCTGCAGCGCATCTGGATGCCGTCTGCATTCAGCGATACCGATACTCCAAACTGGACGGACGAGCAGGTAGACAAGGCACTTTCTGATTATATCGCTCAGATGCCGAGCCTGTACAAGCGCCGCCTGCTGTATATCCTTTGTGGGGCGCACGGGAGCGATTGGGCGGGCCAAATAGATTTGCTGTGTGCTAACGCGCATACGTCCATGCAAAGCCGTGTACGCGTCTGCCAGGCAGTAATACAGAACTACCGGATAGATACCGTAACTGGGGATGACCCATGCCCGGAAAGCATCAAGCCGGACTTTGACCGCCTGCAAATATGCCTGCAAGCCGGAGAAGCTGCCGTTCTGGCAGGTGACGGCGAATATAACGCAAGGGAAAAATAAAAAATCCCCTGCCGGTGGTGCCACACCAGCAAGGGATAAAGAGCCGTCAACACAAAAAAGTTGACGGCATTATTATAGCACATACAAAAAGGAGCCGCAATATGAAAAGGACAAATACCGCAAAATGGATTGAAAGCGCCGGGCGTTGGCAAATCAATGTGCAGAAGAACGGCGTGCGCAAGACGTTTACCAGCGCCAAGCCGGGCCGCACAGGCCAGAGGGAAGCTAACAAAAAAGCAGATGAATGGCTTGACATAGGCGTAAAGACGGAACGGATTAAGGTTTCTGACGCATGGGAACAGTTGCTACAGCAGAAAAAACTTGTGTCTGATGCAGAATACAAAAACATGGCATCGTTCGGACGCTCCCATTTGCTGCCAGCCATCGGGATCAAGTCAGTAAAAGCCGTTACGGAACAGGATTTCCAAAAAATTATAGATTATGCGTTTCGCCATCCACAGGGGAACAGCAAAGAGCCCTTATCCAAAAAGACGTTACAGAAC